CGGGACGCTCCCGAGCGCCTGATCGGCTCACATTGGCACCCAGACCGAGGATGACATTATGGCAATCGTAGGCACTCCCAATGATCGTGGCACTACTCTGGAAGTCATCGGCGTAGATGCCCCTGGCGGCGGCAATCCGTCGATTTTTCTCGATGATGTCGAGCGCTTCAATGAGTTTACGATGTGGTGCGCCGCCGGCATATTCGAGGTATTCGCCAGTCTCGACGGCGTCACGTTCGCGCAGATTGCGCTCGAAAATAAGCACTCAACCACGCCGGGGACTCGATTTGTCACGGCCTCGACTGGCCTGATCTATTACGTTTTCGGCAATTACAGGGCTATGGAATTGCGCGGCGTCCTCGGCGGGCCTTCCGGTGCCAGACTGATCTGCGGCAAGATAGGGAGATAATCATGTTAGTAGGCGCACCGAATCATCGCGGCACCACCCTCCATGTCGTCGGCATTCCCGGCACTGGCGCTGCCTCTGTCGTCATCGAGCTGGATGATGTGCAGCGGTTTAATGAATTCGCAATACAGTCCAGCGCCGGTGTGATGGATGCCCTGGCCAGCCTCGATGGCACCACATTCACCGTGCCGATTGCATTCGAGGATAAGCAGTCAACCGCGCCCGGAACTCGGGTGCTGGTCACGGTAGCCGGTGGCATTTATTACTTTGCCGGCAATTTCAAAGCGCTGAGAATTCGCCAGTCAGGCGGTGTGGCCGTGGCCGATCCGTTTCTGATGGCGGGCGAGATCGGCAGGGACTAATGACCAAGAAGCTGGCCGATCTGCCCAATGTGCAGTGGCAAGTCGATAACCTCGATGAGATCAGGGATTTTATCAAGGCATTCGAGGCCCGAGCCGCGCAAGATGGCGACATGCTGCTGATACAGGCATGGGGTGGCTTGAATACGTGGCTGAATCCCGGTGACTGCCTTGTGCTCCGGGGCGACAGCCTCGGCATTATCCGGGTGCCTACGGAAGTCGATACAGCCGGCCCACAGGGATCAGCTCACACCGATAGCACTAGGCACTCGATAGCAAACTGATCCCGGTAGTTGAATTGGCGCTGGCCGGATAGCCAGCGCCGGATGGTTCGCTCGTCCACTCCAATCCTCGCCGCCAGCACGGCCTGAGTGAGCCCTGTCGAGCCGATCAGCTCGGCAAGGTACTCAGGTCGCGGGTCATATCTTGATGCGTCAGGTTTCAATGCTTGCCCTCCTCGGCGGCCTTGTCCAGCCGCCTATTGCAGACCAGTGCGCAGTAGTCATAACTGTCGCCCGCCGATCCGTCGCTGCCATCAGTCCAGACCAGTGGGCCGGTTTTGCGGTTCCACCGGATCGTGGCGCCATTGCCATAGGATGCGACTAGCGCAGCCGCATCCTCGGCATAATGGCAGGCCGCCACATACTCGCCGGCCGGATTGAATACCTTCCAGCCCGGATAGCGGGACCGTCTTTTGATGCGCCGGCTCACGGCTCGATTACCTGCGGCCCGGTGCCGCCATTCAGGTAGTGAACCCTGGCCGCTGCCAGCTCTTTGCTGCCGTGATCTGATTCGGACTCAAAACTGCCGTCCGGTTTATAGAATCCGACCGTGAACAGCTCGCGCTGTTGCTGGTCAAGATCCAGCCAGCGCTCGCTAAGTACATATACGTACATCATGCGCCCTCCTCTGTGAATGGTTTGCGCTCCTCGCTCGTCGTCAGGTATCTGCAGCCGTCCATGCTGCCGTCATTGCCATCATGCTCGCACTGCGGGCACCATGCCCTATCGCTCGCGCCCTCCTGCCCGGTGCCGGCGACCTCCTCAGTGTTGTCAACTACCCAAGCGCCGACCTCGACATCTGTGCAGCCGCACTCTGGGCAAGCGCTGAACCATTGAGCGGTGCGCCGCTTGCCGGTGTGCTTGCGGTACAGCATGTCGATCACATCGAGCATGTCGGCAACCGACAGCCGGATCCTGACATCGCCCACAGAATTGAACTCCACGCTCTGCGATCCGGGATAGTCCTGCAGATACCAGCCTGAGCGCCTGTTCCCGGCGCTGTGCCGGTCGTCGCCAGTGGCCTCGGTCAACTGCTTGAGCGCCTCGGCGGTGGCGTCGTGGTACTTCTGCGAGTCAGCAGCGAGGCCCTGGCAGCGCTCATATATGCGCTCATACTCCGGGATTATCTTGCTCTCGATCTGCTTGGCGATGGCCTTGGGCTCACGGCCGGCGGTGGCCTTGGTGCTCGGCCTGTGCTCCCGTGGGTTGTAGCAGTTACTCGGGTCGCTGGTGCCCTTGTGGCCGTTCTCGTCGGTGTACTCGGGCCATTGGATCGCCGTGAATTCAAACTTGCCGCGAATATCATACTCGTTGTATCGGACCATAATTTCCAGCCCGGTGGCGACGTTCTTGATGTACTGGCAGCGCCATGCGTGGCCCTCGTCGTCTATGTGGATCGGCTTGAGACTCCAGCCCTCGGGCATCTGATCCACGATAGGCTGCAGCAGCTCATGGAACTGCACCGCCTCGGCATTACACCGTTTTTGGTACTCGTTTAACTCTCTCATGATTGTTCTCCTCGTAGTGGGATGATTCCCGTGCAGCCGCCTCTGACCCGGCTGCCCGTGCGTCACCCGAATAGGTCGCCAGTGGCCTGATCCATGCGGGCCCTGAATCGCCGCCGATCCTCGCCGCTGGCGACGGCCTCGGCTTTCTGGCCGTCATCGCTCAGCCATGCGGCCTCGCATTCGACGCACTGGTATGCCTTGGTGCCCGGCATCGGTGGCCTGAGCTCCTGCTCGTATGTGTCGCTGCTTCCGCACTCGGGGCAGTTCATGGCGCAGCCTCCTCGTCAGGGATCCACACCCAGGCCTGCACGTAAGCGCCCGGCTCGTCGCCGTGCGATACCTTGGCGCCCTCGTCCACTTCGATCTCGCTGCTGTACTTGCCAGCTTTCGCGGCCTCGATGTATCCCTGATCCGGGTGCTTGCCGTGCGCCTGATTCTGCTCCTCGACCTCGGCCTGCTTGGCCGTGCCGTCGAGAATGTCCACAATGCGCTGCGCATCGCTGGCGCCGTAGCCGGCATCAATGAGCCGGTTCATGCGCGCCGGTTGCTCGCCCAGTCGCAGCAGCTTGTCGTGGAGATCGTGCGCCAAGTGCCAGCAGTCCAGAATGGCGCGCTTGCCGTTGTGGTCGCCGGCATCATGGGCCCGCATTGAAACGTGCCAGCAATCCGGGATCTTAATATCCTTGATCGGGATGTCGGCCCTCGGTTTGTCGCCGTTGCTGTGATTCACAATCAGCGGGTCATAGTTTTGGTTCTCGATATTCATGTCATTACCTCGTAGTTAAACGCAGGGCCTCACGGCGTCGGCGGCGTTGCCACCGTCGCCCTTGAGCTCTGCTGCCTTGGCCAAGTACCGCTCAGGATCCGCGATGACCTTGCCATTTTCAGTGCAGACCCCGTTCACTCTCGCCCAGTGGTTCCAAGCGAATGAGCGGCCGAGGCCTACCGTGATCGATGTAGTCGGCCACTGATCGGCCGGCTTGTTTACAAATTCCTCCCAGTCTTTGCCATAGGTGCATTCATCGCTGCCCCATCGGCTGTGCTTGCCGAGCATGGCGATGTGCTCCATCTCAAGGGCCCGCTCTAGCAGGTCCGGGTGCTTGCCGGCCAGCCACCACAGTTCCCACTTTTGGCTGGCGGGGCAGAAAAAACACGCGCTCTTAATCGGCACGGGCAGCCCCTCCTCGATGATGGCGGCAATGCAGTCACCGCGTTGCCAGCCGAGCATCTGCAGCGGGTAGCAATACGTGAAATTCTTATCCTCGGTTTTGCTGGTGCGCCGGATGTCGGCCGGGCCGGCGTCGAATCCGAGCAGCTTGCACGGCTTGATGCCCTTGGCCTGGCATTCGAGCCATATCGGGTGCGGCTCGCAGTTATTGACCTGCCCGCCGACTCCCGTGATGTAGTAGTCCTGCGGGACATGCTTCCACTTCACGCTGCAGCCCTTTTTGCCAAAGGCCATACTCGGCAGCGTCTCGTTAGCGGTCTGATTGCCCTCGATGTTGTCGTAGGGCGTGGTGGCCATCGTATTGAGTTTGACAATCGTGATCGCCGGAAAGCCTACGCTGATGCACCAGTCATTCATGCGGCGCACCGTCTCGTAAGTCTCGGGCTTCTCGGCGCCGACATCTGCGAACGTGATTACATCCGGCCGGATCCCGGCCCGCCACAATGCTATGAGCATGGCGGTCGAATCGACGCCACCGCCGTAGGCCACAATCAGCGGCACATCAGGCAGCTCGATGGCGCCGGCTTTGCGAAATAGGTTGAACTGCTCCATCAGAATAGCTCCCTTTGCTGCGGGCCAGCCGGCGCCGTGACCAGCTTCTCGGCCAGTGATCCGCTTGCGAACATCGTGAAACCAGTCTCCTGCTCCATGTCGATATATTGCTGTGCGAGCTCGGGGTGCTGGCGCGCTGCATTCTGCAGGTCGCCGGGGCAGCCCATGATGCAGAACTGGCAGCTCAGCCGTTGGTTGCCATCGGCATAGGCGTGGTGCTGTTTCATGCCGGCCGCCTCGACGGCCTCGAATACTCGGGCCTCGGGCCAGTCGTGAATGGGCAGCCAGTCGTAAACCTCGCGGCCCAGTGTCTTGGTAGTGAATCGGGCATTGAGTGTCAGCGGATCCTTGCCGGCTCGGCTCTCGGACTCCTCGGCCCGCAGGCCCATGACATTGACGGCCAGCTTGATGCCGCGCCGTTTCATGTCGGCCTTGATGAATTTGTCTATTGGCGCCACTTTCAGGTCGCTGGTGCAGGTCCGATATTTCGGGCTCGGCCAGCACGGGCTATCAGGTCGCGACTGGTGCCGGCGCCGCACCATTTCCAGAAAGGTCTTAGGGCTGCCATCCTTGAACACTGCCGAGACTACCGTCAGCGGGTGGCTGATGTTGGCCTCGATATGCTCGATAATGCCGTCCCATTCGACCTCGCCCAGATTGGCGTGGACTACGGTGATCCGATCACTCGGCACCGTGTCGCATAGCAGCGCGTAGCTGGCCAGCGAATCCTTGCCGCCTGACATCGAGTGGTAAAAGTGGGCGCCGGCATTGAGTAGCCGCTGGATCTCGGCGGCTGTACCCTGGCCTTGGCCGCCGATCTGTCGCCCGTTTCTCTTGCTGGTGCTCATTGCCATGTCTCGGGCAGGTCGCCATTCGCGTGAAATAGCAGGCAGTCCACGCAAATGGTCAAGTGGTACAGGTTGCTGTCGCTGTCGAGCTTCTCCTCCTGCCGCCAGCCGTGCGCCGTGTGCCGGTCGCCGGCTAGGTTGCTGCCGCAGCTATCGCACTGGGCGCTGCTGAAATTGCCCTCGTCAGGGATGGCGTAGAGCTCCTCCTGCATGGCGTCAATGTCGCCCGTATCCTCGATGTCATTCTCGCTCAGGCACTCCGAGCAGCAGGCTGCTGTGCCGGTCGCGATGTGCAGGCCATCGCAGTGGTGCGCGATTGCGGCCTCAAATTTCTGTGTGTCTGTGGTCATGTCATATCCTCGTAGTTGTGGGAATGCGTCCCATGCTGCCCGCCCTCCACCGGGCAGCCTGTGAAGCACTCAGAACAGCGCGAGCTGTGCGGCCTCCCTGACCGGTGCCGGGGTGACGGCCTGACTGATGCCGCCCCAAGTGTCGGCCATCGCGTCGGCTATGCCTTGGAATGTCTTGCTGCGCAGCTTCCAGCGATCAGGGCCGGGGCTCTTGTTGTCGGCGCCGCAGGCGCTCTGATTGGCCCACCGTTTTACCAGCTTGCCCTGATACCGGACCATGCGCGGCGGGATCCATTCGGACTCATGCGGCACGGGCAGCAGCGGCAGGTTCTCAAGCCATAGGCCGGTGTTCTTGCTGGCGTCATGGCCAAACTGGTACGGCTGCACATACTGACTGGCTGGCCGGATGGCGGTGCCGATACGGCTGACCGGGTTCTCGATGGCCTGCCGTGGGATCGGTGCGGCCATCAGGTCGCGCACGAATTCGAGCGCCTCGTCACTGGCCTGCTGCCGTGCCGGGAAATCCTTGTCATGCTTTGGCTGGCAGCGCCATAGCTGGCTGGCGGCGAGATAGGTGCAGGGCGGGTGAGCGATCATCATGTCGAAGCCATCGCCCAGAATCTCCCTGACATCGCCCTGATGGTGCTGTCCCGGTGTATCGGTGGGCAGCATGTCGCAGGACATGGCTGAATGGCCGCGAGCCGTCAGGGCGTCTCTCACGGTCCCTGAGAATTCGCAGGCTACCAGTACACGGCTCAGCCGGTAGCCGGAAGCCTCGGCGCGCTCGGCGGCGATCACAATGTCATCGCCGTAGTGCTCAAGATCGGCGCCCGGCATCTGCTTGTGGAATGCCTCCGCAAGCATCTCGCTGGTATCGTCGTAGTCGTCAGCGACGGCGTCACCGTTTCTGACGTTGAGCATCTGGGAGTCAGTCAGCGACTCCCGGACAGCCGCAGAATAATCTGCGGCCAGCCGGGTGACATCGAGCTGCGGCAGGGCTATGACAGTCATGCCACTTGCCCCTGCAGCTCGCGAGCCTTGAGCCCTGCGGTCATGGCGACCTTGAGCGTGGCTTGGTAGTTGCTCAGGCAGCGGTAGCCGTAGCCGTCCATTGTCGTGGCGTTGCCGCCTGACTCAGCGCTGACATCGCGGTGCGCTGCGCTGGCATTCATCAGCTTGGCCTCGATGCTGCCCTTGCTGCGGTCCTGCAGGCAGCAAGCCCAGTCAGGCATCGAGCCGGTGAAAATGACATCGCTGCCGGGTGTCGGCTCGTATTCATGCCGTGCCAGCCGGATCATCTCGGCCTTGTTGTAGGCCGCACCGATCAGGGCGCTGTCGAGCATGTCGAAGTAGAGCGATACCAGCGCGGCGTTCTCGCTGATGCTCCACGGTGCTTGTCGTTTTGTTGTCGTCATGGGTTTGCCCTCCATTGTGACGTTTGGGATAAGTCCCGTGCTGCCGTCTCTGACACGGCAGCCCGTGAATTACCGCTCAAAGCGGTCGTGTACCGGGATCGGTGAAGTCACCGGGAAACGGCTGTCACTGGTGCTGATGTAGTGACCGCCAAACATCCCGCCGCGCCTTGGGTTGCCGTCAGCATCGACTGGCCGCCCTACCACTCGGACAATCCGGTGCCTGCTGGCCCAGTCGGATTCCAAGCACTCGTAAGGGCTGCGGGTGCCCTTGCCGTTGGCGACCTTGGCCAGCCACTCAGGCGTTGCCACACTGAGCTGCCCGGCTGCTGCGCCCTTGGGCTCAAGGTCATATTCCAGAAAGATCGCCGGGGCGTCATCGCCCGGCTCGAATACGCCGGCAATGCCGTCACCGATCAGGGTGACGTACTTGCGGCCTGATGTGACGCCGTGCGCCGTGCAGTCCGTACCGTGGACTGAAACGTGTAGGCCATTAGTCATGGCTTCTCTCCTCGCTGCTGTGGGTGCGGTGTGATCGGATCACACTGCGGTAGGCGACGGCCTGCCGGATGACCAGAATGGCCAGCCAGAATGTGCCGCCGAGTAGGGTGATGTAGTCGTGTGCTGTCATGGGTTTGCCGTCCAAGTTGTGAAAATCGTCTCCGACGATACCGGACCAATGGCCCGGTGTCAACTCCATCAGGGACCGGGTAGAATCGGCGCCTTGGCAGGCAATGGATACTGCAGGCAATGAGCGAACCTACCCAAGCAGAGAGCACACCCACTGCGCCAGAATCCCGCCCTCGTCTCCGGGGCGCGCTGGTCAAGTTCAACGAGACGGTGGCCGATCAGATATGCGGCAGGATGTCGGAGGGGGAAACACTCAGACAGATATGCCGGGATCCGGCCATGCCGGCGAGGAGTACGGTCTATCGGTGGCTAAGCAAAAATCCTCGGTTCTCGGACCAGTACGCGCTGGCGCGGGAGGCCCTTGTCGAGGCATGGGCCGACGAGATCATTGACATTGCTGATGATGGGACTACGGACTACATCACCAAGACCGGCCGCAACGGTGCCGAGTGTGAGGCGGTCGATCAGGAGCACATACAGCGCAGCCGGCTGCGAGTGGATACCCGGCGCTGGCTGCTGTCCAAGCTGAACCCCGGCCAGTACGGCGACCACATGGAAGTGGAGCACTCCGGGGCAGTGGATCACCGACACCATATAACGGACGAGGAAAAGGTTCGGCGGCTGGCCCTGTTCCTGCTGCGCTCGCCCGGCGGTGGCACTGTGATAGACGGCGAGAGCGAGCCGATCCCTGCAGACAAGGAGCCCGAGCACTCAACCGAGGAATGAGCTCGGCCATTTCATCGAGGTATTGTCCTGGCCATGCCCGGACCCCCATGCCCCCCCATAGCGAAAAGATTCGGCCTAGTAGGGGCGACCGCATCCATTTTTTTGAGAATTTCCACGCGCTATTGTTAGTGTTTACAGCCCGTGTTAGTGTTTACGGATGGATGCCCCGAAGTGCAGAAACATCCCGAGCTGTGGCAAGCGTCACTACGGGGAATGCGCGACGAGCCGCAGCGCGTCGAAAACGGAAAGAGTGCCCGCCAAGTCGGAGAATGCCCCACGGGTCATGCGGCCCGCGGATCAGTTGCCTTTGCAGGATCGGGTGACTGCCCTGGAGCAGATTGTGGACGAGCTGCTGGCCGGAAAGCGTAAGCGCTCGGAGTACATGAAGCAGTACATGAGGGATCGGAGGGCCCGCGAGGGTGGCTGAGATATTTTTCTGGCCTTTTCTGATCGCGGTGCTGTTGGTTTTCGGCGTGATCGCGGTTTTTTATTTTTCGGAGTTCCCGGATGGAGATTAGCAGGCGGCAGTTTATTGGAGCGATGGCGGCTGGTGCGATTGTCACTGCCGAGGGCTTGTGGGTGCCCGGTCAGAAATTGATTTCGATTCCGAGCCGCAAAATTTTCATCCCGGAGGGCCGTTTGGCGTGGGTCGAGGATGGTGTCACTTGGATGTTTGCTGGTGGCCGCGGTGGTGGCAAAACTCAGATTCCGGCGTTTTTCGATATCGAGGTCCGGGGCGCCGAGATCGACAAGAAGGCTTTTGACATGATTAAGCGCCATTCCGGCCGGATCGAGCGATGAAACGCGGCCGGTATCGGACCAGAAAGGCCTACAAGCAGGACGTTCACCGCAGCCGGCAATACATCAAGTCTGAGGCTGGTGGGCCCCGCCCGAAAGCTCCAAAAGTGGAGCTGAGCGCCATAGGCGAGCATATTCGCAAGATCGCAGCTCGCGGAGTATAGTCAGCCCGTTCTCTACAGCAATGCAACCCATAAGGAGATAGAGATGGCAGGTAAACCTTCAATTCAGACGAGTATTCACGGACGACGCTTTGGACTGGGCCCCAGATCCGAATTGATCGTTAATGACGCCAATGCCGGCTTACAAAACGCCGTTATTGAGCCCCAAGCCCGCGACACGGCGACCATTGCGGCTGCGCTGGCTGCAGCAGCATTTTCGACGCCAGTCGAGCTGGTCCCGGCCCCTGGAGTCGGTAAAGCGCTGGTTTTGATGGAGGCGACGGTATCGAAAGCTGCTGGCGCCGCTTACACCGGCATTGCCGCCGGTGAGGACATCAGAATCACCTACGGCACCGCTGGCGGGCAGCCTTTGGGCGATATCGAAACCACGGGATTTTTAGATCAGACTACCGACGAGATGCGCCTTGCATTCCGCGTGGCCGCGGCATCTGGCCTCGATTCGGTCGATCTCACCAATCTCGATAATGACAATATCGAATTTCAACTGCTGGCTGGCGATATAGCTGATGGCAGCGATCTGGTGGTCGATGTGCAGTATCGTGTGATCGATCTCAGCCCGCTGGTATCGTAAACGGGCATCGCTCGTTCCTCTTGGGCAGTCTCGACGTTATTTTCGGGGCTGCCCTTTTTTTTCAGGTGTGATCCGATCACATGGGCAATCTCACAATCGCCGTCATCCTCCTCGCCGCAGTGCTGGTTTTTGCGCTGTGGCATGCCAGGGTGCGGGAAAAGGCCAAGTGGAATGACGGCAAATGCGAGTATTGTCTCAAGGCCTGGGAGCAGTTTGGCACTGATTCGCAGGGCGGGCGCGGCTATCGATGCGCCTGCAATCGCACCATCTGGGTCAGCTACAAGGTAGATGCCTGATGCCCGAGGACAGCTTTTTGTGGGGCCAATACCGGTGGAACATTGCCGACTATCCCTCTCGGCTGACCTTTGTCGCTTCCGGCGAGCTGCCGGCGCTGGCGCAGATTCACGAATTAAAGCAGGCGGTGGCAAACGACGATGAGTAGAGAATCGGCACTGATCGATGACCTGATGGAGAAATATCAGGCCTTGCCCGAGGACAAGCGCGCCGAGCTCGATCAGTTTGTCGAGGACCAGTCAGCGGGGCATTTATGGTTCCCGACTGTCGGCCCGCAGCTCTCGGCTGTGGATTGCAAGGCTGATGTTCTGCTCTACGGCGGTGAGGCGGCCGGCGGCAAAACCGATCTGATACTGGGCTGCGCATTCGAGCAGCATCAGCGAGCGCTCATAATCCGCAAGCATTACGTCGATCTGACCGCGATCATGGATCGGGCCAAGGAAATAAACGGCACCGACAAGGGATTCAAGGGCTCGATCCCGCCAAGGCTGAAAACGGTCAACGGCAAGATCATCGATTTCGGCGGCTTGGCACAGCTCGGAGATGAGGCGCACTGGCAGGGCCAGCCGCATGATCTCCTCGCTGTCGATGAGGTCGTGCAGAATCGTGAGGCGCAGATTCGCTTTCTCATGGGATGGGTCAGGAGCACCAATCCGGGCCAGCGCTGCCGCGTGATTTTTGCCTCAAACCCGCCCACCGATCCGGCCGGCGACTGGATTATCCCGATGTTTGCGCCGTGGCTGGATCCGCGGCATCCGAATCCGGCCAAGCACGGCGAGCTCCGCTACGTGGTTTCCGACAAGGATGGCCGCGATATGTGGGTCGATGGGCCCGAGCCTGTCGAAATTAACGGTAAGGTACAGCGGCCGATGTCTCGGACCTTCATTCCGGCGCATCTCTCTGACAATCCGTTTCTGGCCAATACCGGATATGCCGCGCAGCTCGATGCTCTGCCTGAGCCGCTGAGATCGGCAATCCGCGATGGCAATTTCATGGCAGCCCGCCAGGACGAGGCTGACCAGCTCATACCGACTGAATGGGTACGCCGGGCGCAGAATCGATGGCAGGTCGATCCTCCCTACGGGGTGCCGATGTGCGCAATGGGCGTCGATGCTGCCCGCCAGAAGGACAAAACGGTGCTGGCGCCGCGTCATGATGGCTGGTATGCGCCGCTGATCGTGGTGCCCGGTGTGGATACGCCGCACGGCTCGGATGTCGCTGCACTGGTCATGAAGCATCGCCGCCATGAGGCGATAGTGATTTTCGACTGTGGTGAGACAAACGGCGCTCAGGCCTATGGGCACTGCAAGGAAAACGGCGTCGAGGTACGCAAGCATATCGGCATGGATAAATCGACATCGCGCACCGCCGAGCGCCAGCTTGGATTTTTCAACAAGCGCAGCGAGGTATTGTGGAAATTCCGCGAGGCGCTGGATCCGGGGCAGGATGGTGGCTCACCGATAGCGCTGCCGGATGATCCCGAGATCGTATCGGACCTGACCGCACCGCGCTGGAGCTTAACCCCGCAGGGCATCAAGGCCACAACCAAGGCCGATGTCATCAAGATGCTTGGCCGCTCCCCGGACAAGGGCGATGCTATTGTCATGGCGTGGGTGGCAGGGCCGAAAGCAACCACACATCTGCAGGAATGGCGGCCGGATCAGCGAGTTGGTAAGATTCCGGGCGGCAAGAAGCACCCGGCAGTCAACTTCGGACCAAGGAGACGGAAATGAGTGGACTGAAAAACACGGCAAAACGCATGATTAGCTTCTCGACCGGCAAGGGCTACTCGACCAAGGGCGAGCGCCGTGCCAAGGCAGCGGCTCAGGAAAAGAGCAGGCTGGATGCCATTTATGGCGCCGGTCAGATCCCGGATGAGGAGGAGGGTCGCAGGCGGGCAAGGCGCAAACAGGCTGGTGTCGTCGGCTCACGCGCCTCGACTGTGCTGACGGATACACTCGGAGGCTGACATGAGGCCACAAGAGCTGGTCGAACGCGCCACGGCGTTATTCAACGTCCGTAAGGCGATCACTACGTTGTGGCAGGAAATCTCCGAGCACTTTTACCCGCAGCGCGCTGACTTCACTCTAACCCGTTATATTGGCGAGGAATTTGCTGAGCAGCTTTTCTCGAGCTACCCCCTGATCGTGCATCGCGAGCTCAGCAATGCCTTCGCCGCCATGCTCAGGCCGCGTCGAAAAGACTGGTTTGGCATCACCGTCGATGACGAGGATCGCCTCACCAAGAATGCAAAGGAATGGCTCGAATGGGCCACCAAGCGCATGAAATTCGCCATGTATGACCGGCATGCGCACTTTATCCGGGCGACCACTGAGGGCGATGCGGATTTTGCCGCATTCGGCCAGTGCTGCCTGAGTCGAGAGATCAACTGGGACGCCGAGCAGCCACACCTGCTGTACCGCTGCTGGCATCTCCGCGATGTGGCCTGGGACGAAATGGCCGATGGCTCGGTCGGTGAAATCTATATCAAGTGGAAGCCGACCATCAAGCAGCTCAAGCAGCAGTTCGGTGAGGACGCGCTGCACCCGACACAGCGCAACAAGAAACCCGATTACGTGACCGATACCTACGTCAGCCCGCAATACATGAGGGCTGCGATCTCCACCGATGTCTATGAGGGTCAGCAGGGCCAAGGCCGTGGATATCCGTGGGTGCTGGTTTACATGGATGTGCTCAACAAGCACATCATTCACGAAATGGGCACCTTCTCTCATGGCATCATCCTGCCGAGATGGCAGACCGTATCGGGCTCCCAATACGCATACTCCCCCGCCACTGTTGCCGGATTGCCCGATGCGCGTCTGTTACAGGCGATGACGCTGACGCTCCTCGAGGCCGGCGAGATTTCCGTCAGGCCGCCGATGATCGCCACGCAGGATGCGATCCGATCCGATGTGCAGCTCTATGCCGGCGGCATCACCTGGGCCGATGTCGAATACGACGAGCGCAAGGGCGATGTATTGCGGCCTATCACGCAGGATAGGCGCGGTTTGCCGATGGGCTACGATGTCCACGATCAGCAGATGCAGATGCTCGCCAGCGCTTTCTACCTGAACAAACTGACTCTGCCGCCGCCCGAGGGCGATATGACGGCATTCGAGGTCGGCCAGCGGGTCGAGGAGTACGTCCGGGCCGCACTGCCGCTATTCGAGCCAATGGAGCACGAATACAACGGCGCCCTGTGCGAGGACACGTTTGACTCGCTGCTGCGATCCGGTCACTTCGGCGCGGTGCAGGATATCCCGCGGGAACTGCAGGGCAGGGATGTGCATTTCAAATTCATCAGCCCGCTGCATGAGGCCATCGAGCGCAAGAATGCGTCCGAATTCCTCGAGTCTGCCGATCTCATTGAGCGCGCTATGCAGCTCGATCAGAGTGCCGGCAATATCGTGGATATCCAGTCCACGCTAAGGTCAGCAATCGAGGGCGTCGGATTGGATCTCAAGCACATGCGCTCCGAGGAGGAGGTCGCGGAACTGGTTGCCGAGCAGCAGGCAGCAATGCAGGCACAGCAGGAGGCTGAACTGGCCGCGCAGGCTGGCAGCGCCGCAAAAGATTTCGCGCAGGCCGAGGCCGCCGGGGGCGGTGAAGGAGCGGCAATCATCTGATGCTCAGGGAGACTATTGAGGAATGTATGCCGCACAAGGATCCGCTGGAAAGGCCCGATTACATCGAGGCCGAAGTGCAGGCGATGAGGGCCGTTCACCGTGGCGAGGCCGATGCTCGCCAGCAGCGTATGGTCTTGGACTTCCTGATGCGGGCCTTCGGCACTCACGACACATCATTCAGGCCGGCAGGGGAGCACCTGACGGCATTTGCAGAAGGCAAGAGATTTTGTGGAACTACGATAGTATGGATGCTGAAAGCAGCACCGGTAAGGACCGATCCCGATAAAACAGCAACCAGAAAGGTAGATGAAAATGGCTGATGACGACCAGACACAATCCGTAGTAACCGATGACGGCGCCCCGACCTGGCAGGAGGGGATGGCCGGCGACAACATCGAGCGCCTCGAGGGCCTGAACAAATTTGAGACGCAGGATGCGTTTTTCGAGCACTACGATGGCATGGTCAATCGTAACTGGCGCGACGAGTACGCTGGCGACGATGACAAATTCAAGTCCACGCTGGAGCGATTTTCCACGCCTGCGGAAATGGGCAAGTCATTCCGTGAGGCTCAGGCCACGATCCGCTCTGGATCCTTCAAGGAGCCGCCGGGTGAGGGTGCCACTGACGAGGATATGGCCGCCTTCCGCTCAGCCAATGGCATCCCGGCCGAGGCTGCTGGCTACATGGAAAACCTGCCCGATGGGCTGGTGATCGGTGAGGAGGATCGCGAGATCATGGGCGATTTCATGGGTGTGCTGCACGGCATGAATGTCGATCCCAAGGTCGGCCATGCGGTGATCGAGTGGTACAACGGCTTTGCCGAGGATCAGCAGGACCAGCTCGCGGATATGGATTCCGCGCAGCATCAGGAAACCGAGGATGCGCTCAGAGAGCAGTGGGGCGGCGACTACCGCGCCAATATCAACCTCGTCGGCAGCCTGATCGAGTCCACTTTCGGCACCGAATACAAAGAGGTTATCCTGAATGCGCGTGATCCCGAGGGCCGGGCGATCATGAATATACCGGGCGTCCTCGAGGGGCTCGCTGAGCTCAGCCGCAAGGTCAATCCGGTGGCGCAGATCGCAGCGCAGGGCGGCGATCCGGCGCAAACGCTCAACGATGAGATCGCGGAGCTCGAAAAATACATGAAGGATGACCGCAAGGGTTACAATAATGACGAGCCAGCGCAGGCCCGGCTCAGACAACTGTACGATATTCGCCTGAAACATCAGGCCGCATAAGGAGATTGCGATGTCTAAGTTGGTCAAGAAGGTTTTCGGCAGAGGCAAAGGTGCGCCCGGCGCACCAGCTCCGGGTCCGGGATCTCAGCCGCTCACTGGTATCGATCCGATGCGCGGGCAGCAAGCGCAGGTATCAGGCGAGCGCCGCCGCGGTGGCCGTAGAGGCGGTGATCTCGGCGGTGGCAGGACTGGCCTGGGAGCAAATACGGTACTGTCGAGGACGTACTGATGAGCGGCTTATTCGGCGCCCGATCACCGTCAGCGAGTTTTAATTTGCTGGCCGGAAAGCGAAAATCTGGCGCCCCGGTGAATCCGGGTCAGGGGCAGGCCTTTGTGCCGCCATCAGGTACGGCGACACCGACCGGCCAGCCGACAGTGACGCCACGGCGCAAGGCCAAGGCCATCAAGGACGGCGAAAAGTCGAAGCTGCGCACCAGTTATGGCTGAGACATCATTTCAAACGCATTACCGAGGGAGCAGGAAAATGGCGTATAAATCGCACAATTCACCGGCCGATCCCGGCATCAAGAAGGCCATGATGGGCGGTCACTCGCAGTCTGTGAAGGCCAATTACTCGCACAGCGCGCCGCAGGGCGACAAATTCAACACCGAGGGCGGCATGAAAGTCATCAAAGATGCAGGTATGGGTCACAGCTACGGCAAGTCCACGATGCGGGCGCGTTCCACGCCGATGATGAAAAAGCCCGCGAAATCGTGGCGTTCGTCAGGATCCCGCTCGCGGGCCAGCCGCTCTGAGTCCACTGGCTCGACTGGCGGCCGTCACTCCTGATGCCGTTCAAGAAGCGCAAGGGCGGCGGGTATAGCTCGCCGTCAGGCCGCAAGTTCACAAAAAAGCAGGTCGCCCTGTACTACGCCACGGGTGGCTTCAAGAAGCGAAAGGCCACAACCGGCGGCACCAAGCATGTGCTCCAGCACGGCAAAAGCGCGTCCGGTGGCTTGACCTCGTCAGGATCATGAGCTAGATTTCGGCTCACCACAGGCCAGCTAACCTCCTTGAGCCCTGGCCGCCCGACCGGCCCCTGCCGGCACCAGCCATCAGCCCCTTCTGGCTAACCTGATGGCCGTCACGCAGGCCAACCCGATTTAGTGGATACGGATTTTCCATCAAATTGGAGGATAGCCTTATGGCTGAAACTGCCTTTCAAATTCAATACCGGCAAGAGTTTATTGCAGGTTTTGAGCAGCTCCAGTCGCTCCTGCGTGATTGCGTCACAACCGAAGCAGTCATTAAGGGCAATCAAGCGACGTTTCTGGTAGCTGATTCCGGCGGCGCGACGGCCAAAACCCGTGGAGTAAACGGGTTGATTCCGGCTCGCGGCGATAACCTTTCACAGCCCGTAGCGACCTTGGTCGAATGGCATGACCTTGTTCGCAAAACGGATTTCAACATCTTCGCCTCGCAGGGCAACCAGCGAGCGATCATGCAGCAGACCTGCATGGGTGTCATCAATCGTAA